TAAGGATTGTCCTTTAGTCTTGCAGGTATAAACCTACGTTTGAATAAGGGCCGTCCCGCTTTCTCATGTCCTGCAGGGTACTTTAACTGTTCGCCTGTATCAATGTCGGTAGCTATGTAAGACTTACCTGCAGGTGAAGGATCAATAAACATCTTCTTAACCCAATGGTGTCCTCTGCCGCCGGGGTTTGTAGTAGCTCTCATACAGAGAGGAAGCTCAGGGTCTGCAGATCTCAAACGACTTCGCATATAATTCCAAGCGAAGGGTGTAGACCACTGCGTTAACTCATCAAATCCTATCCAGCTAAATGCTAAACCTTGGTATCTTGTAACGTCTTGGTCTTTATCTAAGTAGCTTAACCAGAGTGTAGCACCTGATGGTGCAGTCCATTGCATCTTACGTTCAGACCACTTAATACCCGGCCAAATCTTTGGGTACATTTCTTGTGACTTAGTAATAAGTTCCCTTAGTTCTTCTGTAGTGTGTCGTAGTAGTAAGCCTGAAAATGCAGAGTTACCCATGTAGCGTAGTGGATCAGCTAACATTGCGTATGATTTACCACCACCTGCAGATCCACCGTATAGTACTTCACGTTCACTAGCTGCAAGGAAGTCTGTCTGTGGGCCAACGTTAGGTTTAAAAATAATATTGTGATCTTCTTCGATCTTATCTGTAAACTGTTGTAGTATTATTGTAGGACTAGGCTGCTCTGTCTTCTTTTTCTTTCGCACCGATCCTGTTGTTTTCAATTTCTTCCGCTTTGGCGATAGCCTTTTTGGCATACTCTGCCCATCTGCGAAGGCTTCCAGCTTTGTTTTTTCTTTGTCGCTCATTGTCTAACCGCTTCCTTAATCCTACGTGTGAGATTGACCTACCTGTATTTCTGGTGAGCCAGTTTGCTACTTCCCGATACGAATACTGTTTAATGTATTTCTGTGCTTGCTCAAGCATATCAAGTTCGTGGCTGATTGGCAAGAGTATTCCGTTATCTTCTGGGTCTATTTCATACCCGTAAGGAATAGTTCTTGCTACACGTGGGATTGGAACCCATACGTTGTCTTCTTTTAAGTCCGTTGGTTGTGGTAACTTCCATGTACCTACTGATTTAGTCATCGCATGCACAGTCACTCATATTTTTTCCACATGCACATGTCTCTTCTTCTACTGCCTTAGCTGGCATAAGCATTACACCACCCTTAGCTTCGATCTGTACCTTCTCTGTCTTAACAAGACCAGTACGGTCTAACAGTTCTTTAGCTGCTGCCATCTTGTCACGTATGCCTAGCTCAGTGGGATCGTACAAAGCACCTACCATAGCCATTGCAGCTTTAGGTACGTTACGTGCTAGATAGCTATGCGTTACGTCTATGATCTCTTCTTTGAGACTATTAGTAACTTCAAGGTTAGAAGTATTAGCAGAGTAACCCGCCATAAGTTTAGCAGTAGAGATGTCTCCACCTGCTTCGTCCATAAGGACTGCTAGAAACTTTTGTTGACGTTCTGTTAACTCACGTGCCATTACTGTATCTCCTTATACCATTAGCTCAAAATGCGGAGCGTCAATGAAGGGTCTACGATTTTGTGACCTACGCTCATCAATGTAACTATTCATTGCGTCTTCCATTGTACCATCAAAGTAAGCTACGTTTGGAACTGTCCAAGCTGCGCCCCACCTAATAGGTGCGTCTACTTCACGGGCTGCTTCAGCCATAGCGTCAGCAATGTCATCGTACAAGTTTAGTTCCCACGAGCCACGAGAGCCAATGTAAGCCATCAAATCTACTGCGTGACCATCTAGGTGCTTAGACTTCATAGTCTGGCTTGCACCCTTGGCTACTAGAGCTTCTTGTTCCTTCATGGTACGCATACCACAGATAACTCCAAAGTCAATCTTACTTTTAAATATAGCACTATTAACTACTGCAACAAGCCGTTCATCTAAACCTTTTAGTTTATCTTGACTTCGTGTACTTAATTTAAAACTCATTCTTTTATTCCTATGTTTAAACAGGCAAGTACCATACTAGTATCGGTAACCATTATACTTGCTCTTTGTTTTACGTTCTCGCATATTGTCCTACTATCGTAAGAAGAAATTTGAAAGTACGTTAGGGGCATACCAGAAACTAATTGTAACCAAACCAAAGCCCACATTACTTATTCCCAAAGAATTTAGATACAGACCGCATACCTATGCTGGCACTTACAATTCCACCTAGTGAGTACTGATACCACGTAGGCATTACTTCTAAAGCAGTGAAACCTGCCTGTACGATTTGATTACCCCAATCTCCACAGAAAGCTAGGATTAAGGGAATAGAGAATAATAATGTAATCCATTCATCTTTCCAACTATTTTGTGTAGCCTTGATTGCTTCTATGTCCCAATCAATCTCACCAGTAGCTTGCTTAACTTTTATCTCAGCATTAGCTTTCTGTACGGCTACCTTACCATCTAAGTATGTAGAAGCTAAGTTACCTACTGCACCAAAGATTTGTCCTAGTATCATTCCATGCGTTCCTTAGCTACAGCTTTCTTAGCTAGATTGGCGACTCCCATAAAGACAGATACCACGCCAGCCACAGAAACAAAATAGATAGAAGCCATACTACCAATGATTGACGAAGCATTATCAAGACCAAGCAAGCTTGTAAGTACCACCCCAAAAGGATAAAGTAACATTCCCCATAAAGCGAACCAAGCCATCTTACGAGTCTGATCACGATGGGCGTCTTCATCTTCAATCCTTCGCCGTTTATCTTCTAAGACTAGAGCTTCCCATTCAGGTTTCTCAATAGCACCATTGCCGCTAGTGTCAGCTTCTTCAAAGGAAGTCAAGATGATTACGCCTTTCTATAACGTTTAGACGTACTAGCAGCTTTTTTAGGTTGCTTAGAGAACTGCTTACCTGCTGCTGTATCTTTTCTTTTCTTAGCACTACTAGCTGCATACGTCTTCGCATCCATAGCTTTGATAGCCCCCGCAGGTAAATACCTTTCACCTGTAGCAGAACTACCCTGTGTCGAAGGCTTACCACTTTTGGTTTTCCAATCTTGCTTTGTCCATTGACTAAGACTTTTTTGACTTTTTGCTTTTGCCATCTACTTTAGCCTTTGCAGTTTTGCTTAAATCTTTATAGTGCATTAATTTAACGCTTGTCTTACTATGTGCTTTACCTGTGTGTAAAGAACCATCAGGCATCTTGTGAGTATTACCCTTATGTTCTGTACCGTCTTTCTTATAGTGCTTTACGCCCTTCATGACTTATATCCTCCACCTGCTTTTTTATAACGAGATGCAACAAGTTGAGCTTTACGGGCCGACCACTGCCCCGCTGATCCGCCTTTTGTTCCTGCTTTAACGGCAGAAAAAATACGCTTACGCATAGTAGGCTTAGTATAATTACCAGCCGCATTGACGGTTGACTTTTTCTTGGTTGTAGAACCTGTCCCTGATTTCGCCACGTGTAATTCCTATATCTTTGAGCATCTGATCTGACATGTTATGTAACTGCCAGTATTCTACTCTACGCATTTGACTACGTTGCATTGCCTTAAATAATTTTTTAAACATGGTATAACTCCTCTATAGTACCAAGGACAGTTATACCATGTTTTATCTTACAGGACTACATACAAGATTGCAACCCCGTTATGCATAAAGGTTACTTCTTTTTAGCTGCTGGCTTCTTAGCCATTCCGCCGTACATGTAACCACTGGACTTAGACATTCCACCACCCATCATTTTGGCTGCTGGTTTTTTCTTGCCCATACCGCCAGCCATCATCTTAGCTGCAGGTTTCTTCTTTGCCATTCCACCAGCCATCATTTTAGACATAGGCTTCTTTGCCATTCCACCCTTCATCATTTTGCCAACACCGTCAGCAGCAAAGGCTGGAACCTTCTTACCGTTCTTTTTAACCATAGGCATCTTAGCCATTTTAGTATTCCTTTTTGTTTATACGTCTTACGATAAAATTACACGTACTAATGTACTTGAACCACTACCACGCCTATAGTTTAGGATAGTAGCATTGCCTATAGCTTTAGGAACTACAAGAGTATGTACACCAGCAGGAAGCATAATATCATTATCAGTAATATCAGCCTCT